CATAAAGGGTGTAATTTCCACCGGTTAATGTATTTTTGTAAGTTAGTTCAATTCCTTTATTATTTACTCTTTCTTCACGATTTAGTCTTATAGAAGTCCAGTTAAAAGCACCTTCTAAACCGGCTTTTTGGTCATGTCCTTGAAATGTCTTATCAGTAATCATTGCTTGACCTTCATTTGAATATTCACCACGCATAACAAACGGCACCATTCCTTCTGTCTCTTTGACAGTGTGGAAAAGTAAAGCGGGGTTGTCCCTATCAATACTAAATACAAATCTATCATTGTATCGTAGATTGAGTGTTAATTTGTTTCCAGCACTGGGTGCATTAGATACGTAACCGTTTAATATAGATTCATCATTACCACGTGTAGAATTTACTACACCTACAATAACTTTATTTACAAGACGACCATTTCCACCAACTTGGAATACTTGGTCACTGAATGCGGCTTGGTCACCGGTAAAAGTTGATAAACGATAATCTACATACGAAAAGGAAATACCCCCAGCATTCTGCTGTCTGTATCGTTCCATTACATCGCCATCATAGTAAATTGTATCATAAATCATTTTAAGTTCGGTAGTGTCAATTAAGTAAGGTAAAGCGGTATCATCACCACTATTAATACAAGCACGTTGAGTAATACTATTTGAGAAAGTAAGTTCTACGTGTATTTCTTGGTCAGTTCCAAACATATAGGCGGGTAACTGATTGCTTTTAAGGAAGGGGAAAAGGTCAGAAAGGAAAAGCGAGTAAATAGGCGATTCTTTGGGGCGTCCTCCATCCATTTTAGCATAATTCAATACATCTAAATTATCGCCATTGTATGATTTACCATTAGATAAACCAAATGTAGATGCATTTGAATCAGAACCAGTATTAAAAATAGATTCATGAGAAATACTACGACCATTTACAAACTGTTCGCGTTCTTTATTACTTTCATTGGTGGTAAATAGTGACTGGTAACTCGCCAGTAAATTTACCCCTTGTGTTTCACAAACAGTGGTCTGACCTATTTTTAAAGTGGCGTTTTTGATGGCCGAAAAAATCCCCACACCTAATGGCACATATGCTTCATCATTATTAGCATTTGGAATTAATGAAAAAGTGAGCTTAGACATTGACGATAAAAAACCTTTTCTTTGAAGACTGAATCGTGCGAAAGTATCAGAACTTACAACCGGTTCAAGAATATCAGTTTCAACACGCATAGCATAATTAGCGGGAATTTCTCCAACTTCAATTAGATTTGGGACATCATCTTGAACGTCCATTGTTTCTTGCGATGGCATATCTTGTTTCTCCATTTTATATAATTATATAATATATTTTTTTATTATTTTTTTATTTAATTTTTTTATTGAATATAAAAAGTTTTTTTACTGGATTATCTGAATACCTTGTGCGTTAAATAGCATAGTCTGGCGAGACTTAACAAATAGATAAGCACTTGTAGGGTTCGCATCTGTAACTGTAGTAATCATTTGGACACCGAATTGTTCATTCTTGAAATTTTCACCGCTAGAATCTAACATATCATATAGAACACCCACACCAACGGTAGCCCCCATGTTTGGCATATCTCCATAAGAATTATTAGCACTAGATACAATATAATTACGATTACTAGTTGCTGGGCTGACATTACTTCTTACGTGGTCGCTTTCTGGCATAATAGCACTTAAAAATGTTTTCTGTATCTGTGGGTCTGAAACTGTTACACCGCTTTGATTTTTCGTATTTGCGTTAATATCAAAGTTGTATGGGTGACGTTCACCATTTTTGAGGAAAATTACTTGGTCTACATCTCCAATAGTCCCAGCAGTTTTAAAACTTGGGTAATAGGTTAAATAACCATCTTGTGCCAAGTTATTGATAAATGAAGATGGAACAAAATTAAGGAATGCACTAATAACATTAGATAAACCAAGATTGTATGAAATAATAGCATTGGATGACTGAATAGTAGAATAAAGCGAAACAATGCTATTAAATGTGTAAGTTCCTTCAGTTCGTGCCATCATCTGCGATAACTGGTCGGGTGGTGGCATGTGAACTTCGCAAACAATTTTAAGGTTGGTGAATTCATAAAATGCGTTCTGAATGTAAGCACGCGTGGTGTCCGCATCATCAGAATAAAAAAACTGAGAATCTGGAACTAATGAGATTTCACACTCAACACCACCAAAGGAATTTTCAAACAATTCTAATGGCTCACCTCCAAGGGTCATACCGCACGGTAGTGGAATAGAAAAGGAATTGGCAACCGTAGAACGAATAACATTTTCTTTAAAACTATCGGCAGAATTATGAACTAATGCGGTTTCAGATAAATGACCTATGGCATCTTCCTTTGAACTCATAACCGGAAGGAATGAAGACATAAAACGACCATACGACCGCACACTTTCCGTAATCTGTTTTGTCTTAGAGTTTCTCCACGTTAATTGTTCTATCGCACCATATACACCCAGTTTGTGGGAAGCAGTAAGAGAAGATGCGTTACCTTCTAATGGTCTTGTGGTTCCAATTGAATTAATCCAGAAGTTCAATTCACCAACAAGGCGAATGCTTGACATATCAAGTAACGCATTTTGCGAACCAATAGTAAAACTAATTACTGGTAAGCCATTACGATGACTAATTCCACCGTTCCGAGCCGATGGCACATTATTGGGTCTAATTTCTAGGAATTTAGAAGACATATTTATAAACTAATAAAAGAAAATAAATTAATATTAAATTTTTAAAAAATTTATTGATTAAGAAAAACTTTTTAAGAAAAAGTTTAATCAAAAATGTTTTTGTCTAAACTTTTTTCTAAAAAGTTTTTTAGAGTTGAACATTAATTGAAGCCCCAGAAATCTGAATGGTTCTAATATGGTAAACAAAGCACATTAACATTTTATTTACTGTTGGCGCGGTGCTTTCATTGTATACTAATTGTAATTGATTTGTCATATTTCTTAAATCCATTACACCATCTTGTAGAACATAAGATCTAGGAATTACAAAATTTCTGTTGTATTCTTGGAATGACCGAGGAACGATTCGAGATTGATTCAAAAATTTATCAAGTTCAGTTAGTTGCTGTGCCGAGATACTACGTCCAAGATTAATTCGTGATACATCCACCGGTCTTGAAGGCGTTAATTTATCTTGTATTAGCATCTGGAATGTGGATAAGTGGTCAATACATCCAGTTAGTTTAGTGCTATTACTTCTTAAAATTGTATCTTGTCTGTATGTATCATCATCTATATCTTCTTCTTGAACATATGTTCCAATTGCTCCAACTGTCTGTGCCGATGAATAAACCGTGCTATCGGTTGCGACCACTCCAAGTGTTTTTGCTTTTGAGTTGTTAAGTGGAAGATTTACCGTTGCTTGTCTATTTTCTTTTAATAATGAATGTTTGTAATTAGTGCAACTTAAAATATCGAATTCAATCATTCCACCTTGTCTAATATTACTTAACATTGTATTTTCATCTTGTGGCGATAATTCAACTTGCTGTAATACAAATTCAACATTTGAAATAGTATAAGAAGCATCATAAGAACTTGTAGCTGTCAATGTGGTTGCTGCTACACTATTTGCCGTATCAATGGCAGCCGAATATGCTATGAATTCATCTTGTTTAATATCTAGACCAAATGCACCAGCTGCTGAACCATTATAAACACTTGCCGAGAATCCAACTTTAACGAATCCGCCTTCAATATCAATACTATCAATAACCGGATTAATGGCGGTAGTTGAAGCACCAGCCGACGCATTAGACAACCAAGCATTTTGCGAAACATCAGAAGCATTACAAAAAGCGAGACGCTCACCAATACAAAATGGAAGATTCTTAATACTGGTTAGATTATTATCTTTTGTGAAAAATACTTCTAATGTTTCAGTAGTTCCGTCAGCCGTCCAGTCTCCACCTCCACTAGTAATACCGTGGAAGACTGGATTATGAAAAGCACGACGAGTTCTAATCGCACTGTCTAACTGATGAACGCAATATTTTGCGTCCTCAGTATCGCACTCTATATAAAGCCCCCCAGTTAGAAGACAAGGGAATATTTTATTAGATTTTGAAAATATACCAGAATGTAAGTTAATACAACATTTAGCACTTAAATATGAATCGTCATCCCATGTGTCCGTAGATGCTTGGGCTTCTTCAACTTTCTTAAAATAAGGGTTAGTATTAGTATCTACACAATTAGAAACCGTGCAACCAAGAGTACA